TAAGATATCGTATATGCGCTATAATTATTTCCGCCGGTCGTAATATACACGTTCGTTGCATCCACAGAAACTTCAAGATTATTTGCTACCGCCGCTGCTGACACAAAGGGAAGTGGTATAAAATTAACTAATACCGGATCTGTTGCTGCTCCATATATCTTAAGAGCTGAATATGCCGTTCCAATGCCTGCAATACCATGAGCAATTGTTTTCATGCCCGCTGCGGGTAATGCTCCACAATTTACCGTTGCTCTAAAAATAGGCCGCTGATTATTTACATTATTGGTAGTCGAAAATAATTGACCGCCCGTATTGAATTCAGTGGTAATATATTGAGCAGAATCCTTTTTATTTATTACCCGAATAATATTATCTACTGTAAAATACAGCCGAACTAAAAGTTCTTTAAATTCAGCAGAATTAACATTTGCTTGTTGTAATTGAGCAACATCTAATATGGGGCTATTGGCTAAATATATTCCTGCATTAGTTAACTGGGACATTGTTTCTCCTATTGAAGCCTTGATCCTGTTGGCGTTGCGTATATACACATTGCATGGATCTCAAATCCCTCAGTGGCTATGTTGAAATTACTTAATTGATCATTATTTAAATAGATACGCAACTGTATGGCATTGGAGTCGCCTTGAAGATATACCGGATGCCATAAGCGATCCTGTTTTGCTTCAAGTGGATAGAGCGTGTATGGGGTTGTCTCAAGTATTCCGGTACCCACAATAGATCCATTAGTAATTGACTCAGAAAGGTTTCCCTCTGAACTTGATCCAAGGAAATAATCAACGGTTATTGCGCCCTCATCGGTACGATCAACTAAGAAATCTACTTTCTGTATATACGCGTTGCGGTCTTTATTGACATAGAAATTGAATTGCTTGGTAATAATATCAATACGAGATACCCGAGCAATAGTGCCTCCACCTGTATATGTTTGGCCTAATTGTAATGCTGCCAATATATCGGGAGCTAATATAATAACCTGATCCGCACTTACCACGCTTATTACGGGATATATTCCCGAAAATGGTCCGGTTAACCCGTTAAGAAACTGCAGATACACATAATCACCTTCTTGAGACTGATCGTCTTGCGTGCTGCCATGGGTAGAGACATCAAGATTATGATTGATTGCAGTTACTAACACATTTCCTGAGCTATTTACAATATTTGTAATCTGTAATGCAGCTGCATTTGATGAATCATCAGATGAACACACAAATACAAACCCTTCTTGGTTTCCCGCAATGATATCTTGATTTAACGGCTGACCAACTCCCGAGTCCCAAGTAACATCTGTATCATCCCATGTTGTCTGCTGGCTATCCCAATTTATTGCTGATTGTGATGCTGCATAAAAATATCCCCATGTAGTGATTGAATCTGTATTAAATGCCCAGGTTCCTGCTACATAGTTATAAACTAATATCTTATTTGGGAATGTTGAATTGAATGAATTGGTATCGAGATTGGGGAAAGTCCAATAGACCTGCTCTGCAAAATAATCGCGTATTCCATGTACCCGAGCAACACTATTGGTACCAGCATGTATATTCCATACATCATCCGGTATTTTATCATCAATGCGATCAACGTTTTGTCCATTACATTGATGTATACCGACATTTCCGATGGCTAAGGCTACTTGATCGAAGGGAACTGCCGAAAAGGTCGAGTCTGCGCCAAGTTCTATATTGATTCGTTGCCAGGTAAATGGTTGTGCTGGATTTTCAGTATATACAAGCGTCCAAGTTGATCGCTCAAAGAATACAATGAGCCGATCTTTGACAAAACAACACGAAACAATGTTTTCATGGGTGTCCGCATCAATAGAATTGCCCCTTCCCGGAATATCACCTCTCCATGCAAGGGCATCTAGGGGATCTCCATCTTGAGAATATCTCGCTCTATTGGTATAAGTTCCGGTAGTTTCTGTAGGGCTTAAAACAACAAGTCTATTCTTATACACGACGATCATATTTGCGGTAATTAACCTATTAACACCGCCCGAATCAATTAATGGATTAAGTACTGCCCATACTGCGCCATTCCAATATTTAATACCGTCTGCCGAATTATTATTGGTGACATATAATAATCGATCAGTCGTAGCAATACCTCTCCAGTTGCAGCCCCAGAAGAATTGTGAATTACTTCCGGTCCATACCGCAGTCCCTAATCTTGCCCAAGCACCTGAAGTAAATTGATAGGAAAATTGAGTATCAAATGCATAGGTGGGATCAGCAAGTGAAGTTCCATCTTCATATTGTATAAGACCCATAACTGGTTCAGCGGGATAGAAATAAATCTGTGTTAATGGAGTTGCCCCAGCAAAGACATATACCCCCGTAGTAGTATTATAAGTCCCTGTTCCAATTCCTGTATTAAGCATTGCACCAGGAGCACCCGTGACCGATACGGTAAATATTTGAGTTCCTATAGAAAAAAGCTGTCCCACTTTAAATAATATTCCAGGAACTGTTCCGGTAGCATTACCCGCACCATCAGTTATTCCAACCGCTGCGCCACCTGTTAATGCAATTCTTAATCGGGATGATAATTGTGCAACTTCAACCGCAACTCCCTGATTCATGAGACTTGAGCCGAATCTCTTTCTTACTCGACCACGAAATATGTATGCATTGTTTAATTGCTCGAAAGCATCGTTAGAAATTAACCAAGGTTTAACATCTTTTTGAAGACCGCCCGCAATGGGGGCAATCATAAAGCGGTCGAATGCCATGTTAATATCCCCATACCATATATCTAAAAGAAGAAGTAGCTGAACCGGTCGTTGTTCTTTTAGATGCATAGACCCTAAATTGATTAACAGCGACTATATCCACAAAAGCTATATCTGTATCGGTGTCAGTAGTGGCTCCCCCTGTGCTTCTGCATACCATAACATTCAATATTGCAGTTAATGTAGGAACTGTTCCACCGCCAAATGTAACTGTTTGAAGGCCAGTGGCTGCTGCATTCCCACTAATAAGAATTATTCCTGAAGGAAGATAGGTCCATAATCCTGTTCCAGCGGCAGGAGTCGCAGTACTTAAGATAGATGCAGTCATGGGAACATCTTGTGCTCCTGCAAAGTGTTGTGTGTGGATAAATGTTTCCTGCTTGGTGGTTAAAGGGAATGGTGCGGCAGGAACTTTGTTATATAATCCTGTTTCTGTTGCGGCAAATGTGGGGACTGCTGCCTGAACTACTAATTCGAGAATATTGTGCTTACCTTGATTGCCCGATCCATCATTATACGTTACGTGATTAACCCCAAAGGCCGTATTAATCGCGGCAAAGTTTGCATTGATAAGATCTCTTGAATTTCCAAGTGTCTGACCAGGTACTGGAACGTTATTTAACATAGTATCTCCTTAGGTCAAAGACCCTTAATATGGTCCACCAAATGGGCCGTACCATCCATAATTCCATTGAGTTTTTCTTGTATATATCGTTGAAGTTCGTTCATTAGCAAGAACGGTTGATGTCGCAGAAAGAACTAGTTGTTCTTGTTTTTTAAATTCAAACATTATCTGCGCGACAGAGTCCATATCCATACGATCTTCAAAGACTTTTTTAGCGGCCCCGTACGCAATATATTGCCACCATTGTTGTAGGTTTGGTTCTTGATCTTGTCCTAATAATTCAGTTGGGCGTATATCGACTTGCATTTCAACAGGATATGCCTTATCAGGAACTGGACGCACGGTAAACTTCTGATCATAAAACAATATGGTCGTTGGTCTTCCCGTTTGGTAGGGAACAACTTCTGAGGTGATAACATTTCCACTGACTGTATTATTAGGAAAGGTTACTGAAAATGCGCCGGTGAGGTAGTTAATGGATCCAAGATTTGTAGCGACTGTCGTAATATTTGGATAACTTAAAACACCCACTTCATTGTTAGTTGGATAATCTACCACGGTCATGGCTTCATTATTTGCGCCAATAGTCGTAATAATGACATTATTTTGTAAAAATGGTGATCCCGTTATTGTTCCGGTAAATGGTCCCGTAGTTCCATCGCCAACTGCTATTTGATTGGTGATTTGATTGTATTTCGGCCAATTACCATAAAATACATCTTTATTTTGGGTATACGTAACCGGATATCCCGATATATACACCGATGGATGTACCGCAATTACCTTGTTATTGAAATCATAGAGCGCATCATTTACATCTGTTGTTTCTGTTTCGTATGTATCCACATTGGGCTGTGTATAAAAGATAAATGTTGATCTAAGATTGTAGATCCGTATATGTTGTGGAAAGTCATATAAGATAAAGGTGTTTATATATTGGTCTAATTCCGCAGTAGTGAGATTATTTTCAGAGGGTGATCGTGTTAGCCTTCTTACTTTTTTTCGTATCTCTGCGAGTGTTGTCGTTGCCATTACTACTCTCCTACAAGTTAATAGGGCAATTTTAATTTAAATGATTCCATGTCTTCCTAAGTTTTATATCACTTATAGTTGCAACGGAAACTTTAAATTTATTGGCTATACTCTTTCCCATAATTTTATTTCCAAGCATTTTTCTAATTTCAATTACATCATACATAGATAACAGTTGACATCTCTGTCTTCCTTTTCTTGCCATATCTATTGAATTGTCTTTTTTTGTGCCAAGAAATAAATGATTGGGATTAGAACAAATTTTATTATCACATAAATGACAAACTATTAATCCTTCAGGAATTTTCCCTTTATATATCATCCAGGATGCACGATGAGCCTGAATTGCCTTAGTATTAAAGAGAAGCTTACCTCTGCCCTGTAATAAATGACCTTTCCATCCCCAACATTCATTAATATCTTTCTTGATAACATGTTTGTTGAAAAATTTATTTAATCGATCTATTTTTTGTTCATAGGTTGCTTTATTCCAGAAAATCATAGCCCTACCTTATTATTGGCAATACATTTCTAGTTGCCTGCTGCACGGTATTTCCTACTTCTCCAATGGGATTTACTTGTCCCACCATACCAAATGCACCCAATGCAGGTGGCTGCGCGGGGATTACATACGGATCGAAATAGGTCGAATCAAAATCCATTGAAAATGAATTATCATCTATCTTTGTTATGGGTCCATATAATCCATTGGCCTGAAGCATCCCACATCCACGAGGTATAAAAATACGTACAATTAATCCCGTATCATATTGATTGTCTCCTGCAGTTGTCCCATCAAAGCTCGTGGTAATAACCATAGGGTTACTTTGTGTAATAGAAAGTATGCAGCGTAATGCGGGTTGAAACGGGGGAAACTGTTCAATATTGAAACGTGGATCACCAGGCATTGCGTCTCCTAGGCGGGCATTCCGGTATTTGAATATGTTACTTCAACTACATTACTTGTTCCGTAATCTTCTGATTCCTCGAGATAATCAAGATCAAGAAACTGGAAACGGTACTTCTTCTTCTTGATCTGCATGATGGGCTGCCCTTGCATTTGATTGCGTGTATGTGCTATGCCACCCATTACTCCATCATTCCCACGAAGATATTCATATTCTGGTGTTGCTAATCCACGCACATGATTACGAACCCCACGCGGTATTTGATACGTTTCACCATCAATAAACTTATAACTTTCAGGTTTTTGGTCTTTATACCGGCGATAGGTAAAGACAAGCGATCTTCCAGGATTCTCATCATTTTTAAACTTGCATACGACCAGTTCAGCATCCCGAACTCGTTTCTTTTCTAACTCTTTGACGAGATCCGCTTTGCTTTTCTTGGCAGCAGTTGAGTATGAAGTATTATCTATACGACCCGTATTATACGATCTTTTATCTGTTTGATTCATATTCTTTCTCCTTCTATAAGGGGATATTCTCATGCGCAGGTATCCCCTTATAATTCATTTATTATTGATTAAACGATTTACCCGCAATCCAGGTTATTTCGTCACCGACAACCCCTGCTGGGCTTCCCGTTCCTGCCATTAATAACATGCCAAGTTGTGACGTGTTAATAGTTGCATCACTAATAACATTTTTAACTTGAAGTATCGCTTCTGCGGTATCTTCACCCACTGGCAATGTTTGCGCAGGGCTGAATGATGGTCCGCCATTTACTGGGAAAGTAAATGTTGTGAAGCTTGTTGAGTCAACATCAATGTCGATAGTATTTGTGGTACTATTCGCATCGTTTTGACCAATGTTAACAATCGTTGCTTGAACTCCATTAAGTTCAACCATACCCCATACTGTTGATGGGATAACTACACGAACAGATTGGCCAATCTGATAGAGATGTGGCGCTGCAAATGTAATACGTGTTAATCCTGCAGCCAAGTTACCGCCGCCACCAACTGCTCCACCAGTTTTCAAGATTTTTGTAATCTCGCGTTCTTTAGGATTCCAGTATGGTAATTGTACGACGCGGAATGATCCGGTTGTACCCGCAAGCGCTAATGTTGGGCCGTAAGTTAAATCAAAGGTTGTACCATTGATAACAGTAATCGTGAAATCATACCCATTCAATTGACCTGCATTAGTAATATCATACAGACGTACAATATCACCCGTGCTCATACCTGTTGTTGAACCGGTTGTTACACGAGGAGGTGTTGCGGTTGAAACAGCAGTAATGCCTGTTGAACCGTTATTAAGCGCGCCAAGTTCTTGGAGTGAAGTATTCTTTAAATAGAATCCAGCAGTCGCTGCAATTTGACCAATAGCCAACGCATTTGTTGCTGCAGTCTTGGTATATATTGTACCGCGACCTACTGCATCACCACGTTGCCATTGAAACTGAGCGCCTGTTCCTGCTCCCGCTGCATAAGAAACTGTTTCATTGATAACAGTCATCCAATCAACACCAGAAGGCAATGAGATAAATTTGGCAGATCCTGTAGCAGTAAATCTTCCGCTAAATGTACCTGTAAAAACAACTGACATAGTACCTCCTTATAGTGCTAATGTGGTACGCATGTTCACGATCCACTGATCATTTAAGATCCTGCTGACCTGTGACATTGTCCATGCAAGGGTTATATTTTGAGCGAGTGGATCACTGAATTGAGGTGGGCGATAGATAATGCGTGATGAGAAATTATCTTGTTCTACCATTGCATACGCTTCACGACCAAATACAAAACAGTTATAGACGTTAGCGCCCAATCCTGATGCTGAATAGGATATTGATCCTTGGGATGAAGTTAAAAAGCGAATATTATTTACAGCACCCCACTCTGAATTAAGTGTTCCGTCATTTGGTGATGGATAGTTCCATTTAGGCAAGAACCCAGCAACTGATTCCAATTGCCCACCAACATCGGTATGTGCTAATGCAATATACGCATCACGCAATGGCCCTGTTCCAAAACGATCTTCTCCGCGTTGATTACGCAAGATCATCCAGGCATCATTACCTTGTAACATAGTTGTTACGGCAACGATATCTGAAAGAGATAAGTTTGATGGATCATCTCCGTTATTACCGCCAGTGCAATAATACACAGTCGCAGTAGCTGCCATCATATCACGGGTCAATTGATCTTCAGTCATACGCATAGAAAGACCAAGAAGTTCTGACATGTTTGATAACACGGCATCTTGGTTTTGCATTGGTATAGTTTGATTCAATGCCATGTATTGACCATAGATTGAAACCGTTGCGTCAATATCAGTACGCTCTGGGCTCACTGCTGGTGGTGTTGAACCATCAAGAGGAACCAATGATGTTGGGAGACGTTGATATCTGTAGAAACGTAAGGTTGTACCACCTTGTGCAGGAAGTACGGTGCGCATTGCGCCCACATTATGGATAAGATCTGGGGTTTTAATCGACAGCATCCTATCATGCAGTGATTGTTCCACCTCTGGTGGCAACATAGCACTCGTAGTAAGCATAGTAATTCTCCTTTTAACGTCCGTGTACAAAAAAACACGATCGCTCAAGTGTCGAAATATATAAGTAACAACAGTTTGAAGCCGGACGTTGCTTCATTACGTCCTGGTTGGCGAGACCTATACGCCTTGTATGGATATGGCTCGGCGAACACCTCTACGCCGATACGCTGACGAAGCGAGATACGTCGCGGGAATTATACTACGGTTTACAGTAAAGACAAAAACCCCGGGGTAACAAACCCGGGGTCAAAGAGGAGAGGCCAGTAATAAAGAAGAAAATTACTGGGAGTACACAAGAAGTACGTTTCTAGGATATCCAGCCCATGCCAGATCTGCGTAAGAGCTCTTTATCATCATCAATCTTTTTTCTAATTTGGTCTTTCATCTGTTCAGTAAGCACACGCCTTCCTGAAAAGTCTGCGACATGTGAAAGCGGGCTATTTTGTTGCTGTGAATTGACTGGAGCTGCAGCCGCAGGCTTTGGACCAGCAGGCCGTGAAGGCTTTCCTTGCGAATACGCTGCAGGTGCTTGTGCCCGATCTATAATCCCTGAATTAAGCACATTATTATACAGCGTTTTTATACGCGCATAATGATGCTGCTGCGACATAATCGTGTAATACCCTTCAGGATCAAGCGCTTGGAAATTCTTTATATTTTCATCAGTTAAAACCGTTGCAAGATCAGGATATTTTTCACGAAGCGAGTTTATTGCTATTTGTTTTGCATTTTCTGACTCTAACTGGGAGAATTTTTCTTCGAATTTTCGTTGAATCTTTTGAACAGTTTTCTTATATGTACGCCCATCAACAATGTCGTCATCGGGTATATCAATGTCTTCTTCATTTTGTGGGGCATGACCATTGCTTTGTTCAATTGACCCTGAATTGGCAAGTTGTTCTTCTAACTTTCTTAATCTGTTTTCTGCTCGCTCTCTTTCAAGTCTTTCTTTTTCAAGTGCTTGACGCATGTTAGTAAGATTACGCTCTTTTTGTTCTTGTTTGGGATCGATAACATCGGGTTGTGTTTGTTCGGCTGCAGATACTTGTGCTATTGGCTCATTGTTTACTATTTGCTCGGTATCATCAAACATACCTACTCCTTTTATTGTATTATGGCTTCAGTCTGTGGACTATTATATTTTAGATAATATCCATCAAATTTAGGATCTTCTTGATTCTCTTTTTTAACCCATTCCAATAACTGTCCGGACTCAAACATCATACACATGTCTGCCTGACGTCTATGGATAGGATCATTTATATACTGGGTATAGTTTTGCACATATTCTTGATGTTTTGATTTTACCGGGATATTCCACAGGAATTCCCAAGACATTGATTCATGGTGATAGAGGAAAACGCTCTGTTCATATACAGGCGTCGGCATGCTTTCCCTAAAGATACAAGCTGCTTTAAGCCGTTGCCCATGCACAACCACCGGCACTATATAGAGATTCATATCTTCGGGAGCACGCTCAACCATGTTCACGCGGAGCATCGGAAGTAAATAAAAATCTTTATGATAAAACTGGGGTTTTTGTTGTGCTTTATGTATAGCGCCACGCATTGCAGCTTCCATGGCAGATTCTACCGTAGCATACTCATGATATATCTCATCAGTAAGCTCTCCCCAACTTTGCATCTTAAGCGTCATTCATTTCCCCTCTTTTATTCAGAACTCTCTTCTTATCTTGATATATTGCTTGGGATCAGATTTCTTGCAGTATAAATAAATACGTACCTGAAATCAATCAAGTACGTACTGTAATAAAAGAAGAAAGATGAATTATTTTCTTCTACAAGAAGTTTGTTTTGGGGCATTACATTATACAGGTGGACGAGGAGCAACCGACATCGCACCTGTATAACAAAGAATTAATTTCGATACTTAGAATCGGTATACCATCGTTGCATGCGTTTTTCTTCTTCAGCCTTAGATGACTTGCTTGCCTGCTGTAATTGCTTTGGCGTCTTAAGGACGTTA